TGGGAATTCATCAATGTCACGACTGGCGGCGGTAGCTATCTATACCTAGTCAATGGTGTAGACGCTCCATTGCTATTTGATGGCACTACATGGGCCTCTATTACCGCTGTATCGCCTATCGCTATAACAGGCGTTACAAGTACAACACTAGATAATATTACTCTGTTCAAGAACAGGGTATGGTTTACGCAAAAAGAATCATTAAAGGCTTGGTACTTGCCTACTAATGCAGTCGGTGGAGCAGCACAGGCCCTCGATTTAAGCTCTATTGCTAAGTTTGGCGGCCACATTACAGACGTGGCTACATGGACGATTGACGCTGGATACGGGGTTGATGACAACCTAGTATTTATTACAAGCAATGGCGAGGTCATCGTGTACTCAGGCACAGACCCAGCAAGCTCTGCTACTTGGGCATTGATCGGTGTATGGAAGCTAGGCGCACCAATTGGTGATCGCTGCTTCATGAAGTACGGCGGTGACATTCTAATCCTTACATACGATGGATTAATGCCTCTCGCAGCATCACTACAAAGCTCTAGGCTCGATCCGCGTGTCGCTTTGAGTAACAAGATACAGGGAGCGATTACAACCGCCACAACGCTCTATGCAGACCACTTTGGCTGGCAGATACATTACTCAGCTAAGAATAACGCTGTATGGGTAAATGTACCTGTCGATGAAGGCAACAATCAAGAGCAGTATGTAATGAACACGATTACAAAGTCTTGGTGCAAGTTTCAAGGCTGGGAAGCCAACTGCTGGGAATCGTTCGGAGATAATCCCTACTTTGGCGGCAATGGCGTTGTAGGCAGGGCTTGGGACACAACCTATGCAGACAATGCAACAGACATTAATACTAACGTGCTGCAAGCGTTTAACTACTTTGAGCAACGTGGTGTAAAGAAATACTTTACTAGAGCTAGACCTTCTATATTTACGGACGGGCTGCCTTCTATCCTAGTCTCAATGAACATTGACTACGATATATCTGACCCTACATCTGCCTTGTCTTATTCTCCTAGCTCGTACGGGTTGTGGGACATAGGCATATGGGATACGTCATCATGGGGTCAAGGACTGATGATTACTAATAACTTTCAAGGAGTTACAGGGATAGGGTATTGCGGCGGTATACACCTTAAAAGCGCATCTCAGACCTTGCAACTTGAATGGGCTGCAACTGACGTAGTTTATCAAACTGGATGGGCTGGAATATAGTACAAGGCGATTCTGTTGGTGTCTGGGTAGCAGAACAGACCACAGGATCGTACCATTGCAATTCATCAGCCATAGGGCTGGAACGAGAAGGACAGATAGTTGCAGGGGTGATCTATGAGAGCTTTATGGACACCACCATTACCTGTCATATTGCAGTAGCAGGGCGAATGAATAAGACATTCATAGCTGCGATATTTAACTATCCGTTTATAGTATGTAACGTAGAGAAAATAGTAGTACCGATCACTGAAGAGAACGATAAAAGCATTAAGCTAGTAAAGAATATGGGCTTCACTGAAGAGGCTAGAATAAAGAGAAGTAACGGTGATATGATATTTTTTACGCTGTTGAAAGATAAATGTAAATTTTTAGGAGGCAAGTATGGGTAAGAAAGCAACTCCACCGCCAGTACCAGACTACAAGTCTGCTGCTGAAGCGCAAGCAATAGCCAACTCGGATGCGGCTCGAGCTACTGCAAAGTTAGGTAATCCTAATTTTTACGGGCCTCTGGGTAATCAGACTATTACTTACGAGGGTGATATACCTACTATTCGTCAGACACTTACCCCAGATGCACAGGCTACTCTAGGAGCGCAGCAAGGTGTAGAGAGATCGCTTGCAGAGCTAGGTCAGCAAGGTGTTGCACAAGCTAAAACCATACTAGGTACTCCGTTTAACCCTAATCTGCCGGGCATTGATACAAGCATTGCAGAGTCAGTTTCACCAGTTAACCAAGCTACATATAACGCTGGAAACGCACAGAGGTCTGTTACTGGCCCTAATCTACAGCAAGGTATAGATACGTCAGGAATAGCCGCAATGCCTGTTAACGCGGGGATGACTGGTCAGCAAGCAATTATGTCTAGGTTACAGCCTCAGCTAACACAGAATGAGAATGCAACAAGGCAGCGTCTTGCTAATCAAGGTCTAGTCACTGGTGGCGAGGCTTATGAGAATGAAATGCGTACTATGGGCCAGAACAGGAATGACTTAGAGCTACAGGCCGCTGCACAAGGTATCAATCTTGATGCAATGATGAATCAGCAAGGTTTTGGACAGGCTCAGGCTCAAGGTCAGTTTGGCAATGAAGCGCAATTAAATCAGTTTCAATCTGCCTTGCAGAACGCTGGCATGGGTAATACTGCGCTCCAGCAAGACTATCAAAACCAATTGGCTGCACAAACTGCACAGAATGCCGCTATTGCACAAAACTATAACCAGCAACTAGGTCTAGCTCAGTTTGGCAATACAGCACAGCAACAGAGCCTAGATCAGCAACTTGCACTGCGTAACCAGCCATTAAATCAGATTACGGGCTTAATGAGTGGATCACAGATACAGATGCCGCAGTTTCAAGGCTATCAAGGCGCTAATATTGCGGCTGCTCCGATATATCAGGCAACTCAAGACGCTTTTCAAGGTCAGATGGATCAGTACGGCATCAGACAGCAAGCTAAAAATAACCTTACAAGCGGCTTAATGAGTCTTGGTGGTTCTCTTGGTGGCGCTGGAATGGGTATGATGTAATGCTAGGACTAGCTTTCTCAGGTGGTAAAGATTCTCTTGCTTGCTGGTATTTATACAAAGCTAAGAATCCTATAGTTTTCTTTGCCAATACTGGCAAGGCTTACCCTGAGACGATGGCTATTGTGGAAGAGATTAGAGCAGAAGCAGTTGAATTTATTGAGATCAATGTAGATCAACAGGCTCAGATTGACGCTAACGGAATACCTAGTGACATAGTTCCAATTGCCAATACTGTACATGGAATGATTGTATCGGGTAAGAAGGATGTTCTGATACAGAGTTACTTAAACTGCTGTATGGAGAATATTACTCTACCGCTGCTTGAAGCAATGAAAAAGAGGGGCATTACTCAGCTCATAAAGGGTCAGCGTAATGATGAGTCATTCAAGGGCGAGTCTAGGCATGGAGTAGTTGTAGACGGTATAGAGTACATACAGCCTATAGAGAAGTGGACTAGCAAACAGGTATTAGACTTTGTAGCAACGCAGCGCGGTCAACTACCAGAACACTTTAGCTTAAACCATACAAGCCTTGACTGTTATGACTGCACGGGCTTTATGAAGGACTCAGCAGATAGGGTTGAATGGACTAAAGTAAACCATCCAGAACTATATGATAAGTATGCGTTAAACATGAGCAAATTAAAGGGTACAATCATTCCAATCGTTGAGCTAATGAGGTAGTTATGGCAAACAGAATCGTAAATTTCCAGATGCAGCAACCGGGTGAGATGGCTAATCCACAGGTAGTAGGAGTGCAACAGCAGAACCGTTTGTCACTAGCTGAGAGACTTAGGAAGTATGGCCTAGATCAAGATAGTAACGGCCCACAATCGTTTGCAGATTCGTTTAATCAGCAAATGTACGGCAGGAGGCCACAAGACGAAGCTACTCAAGCCACGCCAGAATCAAATCAATCTCGATTAGATAAATACTACAGCAGTCCTGACGCTAGTGCTGGTTACACACCTGATGGTGGAGCGCAGCAACGTCAATCTATTATGAACAGATATAATGCTAAGGGCGGCGGTTCACAAACTGGTTATTCACTTACTTCTGGACAAAAACCTGCCGGAATGTTCGCTGGTGCTGGTGGTGCAATTAGCAGAGGAGCAAGTAATGCTGGTGGCGCTCTCAAGTCGGCTGTCGGCGGCTTTGGCAAACTTTTCGCATAAGGGAGATAGTCATGGCAGATAACCAGTTCATTAATTTCAATTCGCAAGATGTTGCTGATATGTATCGGAGGAATCAGTACGCCAGAATGCTACAGGATCAGGCTAACGCACCAATTGAACGCGCTAGTTACAAGGGCATAGAAGCTCCTCTTCATCCAGTACAGGGCGTTGCTAAGATGGCTGCTGCTCTTCTTGCTGGCTACCAGCAGAATCAGATGGACAAGTCGTATGCTAGTGAGAAGGCTGCTGCTGAACAGAAGATGGCTGCTGAACAGGAACGGCGCAAGGCAGAGGTTGCTGACTACCAGAAGGGATTTGAGCCTACAGTTGGTTACGGTGGGCCTACTGCTGCTGGTGTTGGAGACATAGCGCCACAAGGTCAGATGGTTGCTACGCCAAGATCACGCGGAGAGATACTTGCTCAGGCATTGCGTGGAGCAGGAAGCGACAATCCACAGATAGCTAACATTGGTCGTATGCAGTACGAGCAGCAAAATGCTATGGCGCAGGATGAGAATAGGGCTGCTGAGAGGGCGCAAACAAGAGAAGATATGCTCTCTGGTAGAGAAGCTACTAGACAAGATATGCTGGCTGGCAGAGCGCAAGCACAAAGTAATGCAGATAGGGAATACAGGCAGCAAGTAGAGAAGAATAGGCAAGATAGACTGCCAACAAAAGCTGATATGGCTGCTGATGCTGCAA